AAAGAAATGGCTCTTACAACGAGGAGTTAAGTGTTTCTGTTGACAATGGTGCGAAGAGGCATAGCCTTATATACATTGAAAACAAAACAAAAGACTTAATCTTAAATGGCAGGCAGAACTTCTTTAATTACATATATGATTTAAAAAGAAACGAAAATATTGTCTCCAAGCTTGAGAACTATTCTCAGGACACTTATTTTGTAAAAACAAACTCTTCGTTACAGACTATAAACAAGAAGTTAAGTCCGATAAGTTACCCTTTGAATTATGATGCTGCAGAAAGTGAATTGCAAGTTGTTCAAAGTAAAGTGTTGGTTAGGGACGATCTGAAAGAGAAAGCCCTAACTATTGGTAGGGTAAGCAATCCGGGAGTCAATCGATTATATATACCAATATCTTTAAAAAGCCTAAGAATTGGTATTGATCAAGTTAAAGTATATTTAAACAACAAGCAAACAGACATCGTAGAATTAGCAACTGATTCTGAGTCAAATGTATACTTGAATTATGATGAAAATTATATTGAAGTATTTTTAGCTCAAAATAAAACTGTTAAAGTTAAAATGTTATTAATTCCTTTTGATGGAAAAGTCATCTTAAAGCAAGAGGGATACTATGTGGAAATACCAGAACCGTTTGAATACGACAAGCGACTAATTAAAGTTAAAACGACTGTAAGCTCTTCTGAAATCTTTACACAATTAGTTCCAAGAGGAACGGAATTGTTTTTCTTACCGCATGAGAACGTTGAGATTCTTAACGTGGAAAAAGAGGACACCGATAGGTGGGTCTCTTTAAGTTTTACGGTAGAGTGGAATTTAAAATCTAGTGAGGCTGGGATAATAAGATTTCAAGATTCAACCAAAGCAGAGCAATTGAGAGTTAACTATAAGATTGAGAAGAAGAAGCAGTTGACTGAAGATGAATTTGAAATCTGGGGTAAAGACAGGGGAATAAAAGGAGTTTATTTATACCCAGAAGCTGTATCCTTCAACGACGCTCAGAAAGATATTGCCACAAGCAGTAAAGTTTGTGAGCTAGGTGTAACGGATATAGTAGAAGGCAGTTTGAAATTCAAAGCCAACCCTTGGGATGATTTGCCATACAAAGAGGTGGATTTCATAGATGGTTATAGCGAATTCTTACAGGTTGAAAAGGTGAAGAAGGATTACATCCCTCGAATCGAATGGTCTGATATCACTGATGATATTAAATTTACCATTAGTCAAATTCCATACCTGGCGGGGTCTTATGAAAACAGCATGAAAGTTTACCAGGATGGAGAAAAAAAAGAGAATACTCTTGCTCTTGATGGTGCTTCACCAATTATATACAACCTGTCAAAGCCTGAAAACGATACAAGTAGCCATGCTGAAGGATATTACCTAGAATACTTCTACCTAAAGGAAGAGCCTGATACTCACAAGAAATTTTCTGTAGATTATGAAAAGGGCATTATTTATTTTAGTGAAGAAACTACAGTGTCGATTTTATTGAATTTCAAATATGGTGACATAGAAATATCTTACAATATATACAATAAGATAAAGAACTATTCGTTTGATAAAATTTCAGGCGTTGTGAAAGTTCATACGGAGGAATTTGTTGATCAGAATAATGATGTTAGATTTCTGTGGCATGAAAATGAAAAAGAGTTCAACTTGGAGGGATTAGAAAATTATTACAGCCCAATAGTCTATGGACTAAAAGTAGGGATGAACTAATATGAGTAAAGAATCTTTAATAAAGGAAATATTAATAAAAGACTTCATCAAATTCAGAAAAAGGGCTCCAACCGCAACTGAAATTAATCATTCTTACAATGAGTTTTTATTAAAAAACCCAAAGTATGAAACCTTGGGTTTAGCTGCAGGGACAAATTTTCATTTTAATGGACAAGTTAACAAGGAGTCTTCAGCTGACAACTTTACAACAAGTTTATCGAGAGTTTTGAATGAACAAAAATCAGTAATCAAAACTCTAAAGGAAGCAGATACTAAAAGCGAATCCACATTTAGACTATATAACAACAAGCTTACTGAAGCCTTAAACGAAATACGAAGTCTTGAACGAACAATAAACAAAAATTTATTATTGCACTCCAAGGATGATATTTATACTCATGGAATGATTGAATCGTTTCAAGATTACGACATGATCAATTTTGATGAAAGCAACATCTATATGTTTAATGGGAAAGCCACTTTGGGTTTTACAAAGGTTGCAGGAGAGGAATTTGATTCAAGAGAGCTTTCTTATCGAGTCTCTTCGAGAACTGGTGAAAGTTTAACACAAAGAAATTTAAACAATATAAGTTCGGCGCTAAAGGAAGATGGTGATTTCTTTAAAGTCCTGGTTTTTTGTAACAAGCCCAATGAAACTGTCGACTTTTACATTGACTTGGATTTCAATGATGCAAAGCATGTGGATACTTTAAAATTTACAACTCAAGCAATAGAAAGTAATTCTAAAATAGTATATAGGGCTTATTACAGTTTAGATGAAACGAATTACCAAGAGTGTTTCGAGAGTGCACTTACTATAAATAATAATGAAAATTATGTTGAAATAAACAAAGAGAATGTAAAAAGCGTTCGATTAACTTTTTCTAAAGATGGTTATGATTATAAGGACGGCAGTCAGTTTGTATATATATTCGCCTTAGATTTTATTGGCGGCACTACAAAGAGATTTAAAATAAATGAAGAGTCAATTCTTTCGTTAGGACCATATAAGATATTAGATGAAGGAAATAATGAAGTTAATTTCTCCATGGCAACCATCAAGGGTGGTACTTGTTGTATCGTTCCAGATAAAACTTCCATAGATTTTTATTTATCTAAAGATAAGATCAATTGGTTCAAAACAGATTATACTGGTGGGGGGAAACAAGTAATTCAATTTGAAGAAAGTAATGAACCTTTTGATGGAACTGGTTATTTTAAACCGTATGGGGGGTCTTCAATAAATACGAACCTATATCCTTTAATTGAAGATTATACTAAAATAGCGCTTGATTTAACACCAAATCATAAGTTGTTGAATTTCTATATCGAAGCTAAAGATTTTAACAATATCGTAAAGCAATCTTTAAAAATTAAACGTAACGTATGCTTAAAGAAGAACCAAATAACTTATGGTGCAAAAGAAGGTTGGTGGAAGGATGATAACAATTTTTATTGCACTAAATTTCAAATTACAGAACCAGAAGGCCGATATTTTGATTTTGGTGAAAAATCTTGTTTCATAAATGGAAAGTTACTTAGTGGAAAACATTTTGTGCCTTACGGAATTCATAAATTTAAAACAAGCGAAGAAAATTGGTTAGATTTAAATTTAAATACTGAGCAAAATGTAGCGCATGAGAGTCAATTGAAAGAGATTGATGTATTATACCCATATAACCATAAATACTTAATTGAAGGTTTTCAGTACGGCACTAATTATCGAGGAAGTAGGGTTTATAATGGTGCTGATAAAGTTTTTAGCTTCAATTTACAAGAAGTGTCAAACCAAAGGTTTTTGTTAGATAACTCTTTGGGGACTTTTACTTTTGTGAATAGCGTTTTTGAAGATAGTCAAGGTGCTGAAATTGACGCTATTTTTATAATGGTAAATATTAAAACAGAAACAGGTGAAGCAAAGAATGAAAAGTATGATATAAAATGCAAGAAGAGAAACCCTCTGGAAGAAGGCAGTAGCGATCTTTATATAAAGGCTGTACTTAAATCTCTAGATCCAACCGTAACTCCGAAAATAGACCAGATTCAAGTAAGGGTAATATAATGCCAGGCATAACAAATTATTTAACCAATTTAAATAAAAGATTAGAAATTAGCTCAACTGAAATTAACAATGTAGAACTTAAAGAGAGTTTTGTATTGAACAGTAGACGTGTAGCTGCGGACCTATCAAGTGTAGGCGCTTATTTAAATAGCGTTATTGTACAAAGCTACTCTGAGCTTTGTTCAAGGCCAAGCTTTCCTTACGATGCTGTTGTGCATGGACTTTCTGGAATGACCATTAAGGTTTGGCCTGAAGCATTAGGTAACAATAAATTCAATTCACCTATATTTTGGTTTGGGTCTGAAAACCCCGATGTGGATGGTCGCCCTACAACGATAAAGGAGTCGCTCCAATACCTTTGGGAGAACCTTAACGATCGAATAATTGAATCGAGGGAAACACCTGTTGACTTGGCACCACTCTACGATCAAATAAGCTGCTTAAATGAAATGTTAAGCAGACTGAAAGCAGATAGTTTTGGTGAGGACTTTATTTTAAATTGCTTAGAGGGGTACACCAAACAAAAGTGGCCTATTTCGAAACACATATATGAAGTTTTAACTCAGCTGACTACAGGGCATAATACACAGGATTTAACTGGATTAAATAATGTTGATAACGATTACCCTGGACTGCAGTGGAATATAGCATTAGAGGACCTTCTGGACGTAGATATAGAGAGTCTTGCTCCAACAAGTGGAGACGCTTTAGTTTACAATCAGGAATCTGATAAATGGGTTCCAGGAACAATAAGTGAAGTAGAGTTTGCCTATCAGTTAAAAGATGTAGACTATGGTCTAAATATGACCAAAGCGAGTGACGGGCAGATACTTCGATGGAGAGGTGGGGATCCTGATGGGGATGGGGGTGATGAAGGTGCCTGGGTGCCAGAAGATTTACCTTCTAGTGTTAGCGGTGACGATTTGTTCGGAACTGATTTGTGCCCTGGGGAAACTTTAGCTGATAAAGATTTTTTAGTTTACACTCATGATTGTGGAGGAAATCCAAGTGTTAGTAGCCCTGGGTGGGTTGCTCAAAACAGATACAACCCTATATTCAGTACAAAATTGCCTTTTGCTTCTCCTGCACGAAGCGCACTCTGGAACAAAGATACAGAGGATCTCTTAAACATTGACTGGGACAATAATACTATATTTCCTGGTCTGGTAGGTGTAGCAAGTGAATATGAAATATCTAAATTGTGGTCTATAAATTTAGATATTTACAACACTACATCTTTGACGGAAGCCGCTTTAAAAAGCGGTAATATAATTTCTTATGTGCTGACTGCTGATCGACTAATAGACAGCCTTATAGGAAAGGTCATAGGTGGCGTGCCAAGTGTTGTACAGACCGCAAACAGTACAGGAGAAGGAGTGGCCTTGTATGACCCTTCTTATCATACTGCAAGTGAGCTTTTATCGTTACAAAGTAATTCCAGTTGGACGTATGTAGAGCCGAATTTATTGCAGCAAAATGTAACCAACTTCTTCCTATCAAGATTAAATCGAACTTCGATAACAGAGCTGGCAGATGTAAATACCACTGATGGTAATGGTCCAGTTAATAATGAGCTATTAGTTTGGCAGGGAAGTGAGCTTGATGATAGTGGATTGGAAACTGCAGGATGCTGGAAGCCCAAGGGGTTGAATTCGTTGATGACTGAATTGGGAATACCCATTGGTGGTGGGTCATCAACGCTCACATTAGACCATATAGTAGAGTCGAATAGTAAAGTTGAAGTAATTGATGACGGAACAGACAAGAAAATTGAATTTACCACTGACAATACTAAAAGGTGGGAAATAACTGAAACTGGTCACATACTACCTTCAACTAATGCAGATTACGACATAGGCAGTGCTGAAAAGAAAGTTAGACACTTATTTTTAAGTGATAACTCCTTGCATATGGGAGACAACATCTTAAGTTCTAATGGAGGTGACCTTAAGTGGAATGGAAGTTTTACGATACCTGTATATTCAGGAGTGCCTGACAACAATAATGTGTTGAAGTGGGATGGTTCAAACTGGCATCCAAGTCCAGAAACTATTAGCAGTAATACTTCAGAGTCTGGCTGTTTTGAAGATAGTATTAGCGGTAGCTTTACTACTGAAGTTCTATATGATCAATCGGGGTATAATTTAGGTGTTGGAGCGTCCCCCTGCATGTTCCAGTTTCAAAATAAAACTGGAGCAGCAATGCAGATAAAAAATTTCTCTTTCTTTTGTAAAAAGATGTTTAGTTCAACTATTAAGTTTTGTTTTGTGCAGAGTAATTCAGCAGAACTAGTAACTAATGTATTTCATACAGCATCTGATTTACAAACTTTAACTAGATCAAATGAAGACGTAAATAACAGTAATTTGGGTGTTGGTCTTCTTGAAGGTAGTGGTTTAAATATTGATTTGCCTGCAGGAGATTGGGTTGCTGTACTTTTGAATTTTTACGAAAAAGTTTCTTTAGATAATGAAGACTGGTATTGTCAGTTGATGTGGGACCACTAGATTTTGATAATGTAGTTTGTTATTATAAAAACAAACTGGTACCACTACAAAATAACGAGTTACAATTATGGCGATTCAAAAAATACAAGAGAATATACCTAATGTTGAAATAATAACATTTAGGTTAAATGAACTTGAGAAAGTCATTGAGCGAGACATTTCGAAAATAATTGATCGACTTGACACGTTAATAGAAAAAATAAATCGAAGCGAGCTAGAGCAAGCTTCGATGAAAACTAAAATTGAAAAACTTGAGTCTGAAGTTAGAGATTTGAAAAAATCTGATGCAAAGCATAAAGATGAATTGACTCAAGTTAAAGTAAGCGTAGCTGAGAAGTTAACTTGGGGTGCGGCGGGTGGGGGAGTTATGAGTGTGATAATAAGCTTTTTTCAAAACGGAGCACAATAATGGCTATTGACATTAACGTTGAATTTGATCAACAAACGTTAAGACGGATAACTAATCTTGAAGAAAGAATTAGAGATATTTTCACAGCACAAAACAACTTAGCGTCCACAAACCAAGTTCAGCAAATTATTACTGTATTAACTACTGAAATTGCTGTTTTAAATGAGACTGTACGATCATTAGAAAAGCGAATTTCGATACTGGAAGATTTGCCAGATGTAGTTTAGCTTTTTTTTGGCGGATCTTTTTCTTTACACTTTTGACACGCCATTATGATTGCTCAGTTTGACTGCTTTCAATTGCAGTTAACTTCTTTTTTAAGCGTGTATTCTCTGCTTTCAGTTTTTTTATATCGCCCTTTAATCTAATTGATTGCTCCTCTAATTCAGATAAGACGTCCATGCAGCTAGCATGTTCGTTTTTTAATTTATTGAATTCAGCAGTAACATTAGAAGAAGCTGATAGTTCTTTTATTTGATTTTTATAATTAATTATTTCATTACGTAATGCAATAACAAGCTTACTATTGTTTGCGCGCTCTTTAAATAAACTCATATTAAAACCCTCCAGCAGGTTTGTTAGGTGTAAAAATTAAATGTGGTTCCCAATTTGGGGATTCTGCAGAAAAGGATTGGTCTGCATCAAGTATTGCATGAATGCCTGCTTTATCGACTTTAACACCAACCACATTGTTCATTGCAAGTACATCTGAGACTCTTTCAGAGAGCCACTTCTTCCCTTGAGTCTCCCATTCAGGAGACTTGCTGTTTTGATTGAAGTCAACCACTATTGATGTATCAGTAGAGAGCTTACTTAAGTCTGAAGGGAAAGAAATTAGAACATCCTTAAAGTGACGGCATCTTCGAAGCCAAGTAAAAACAGCCGAAGCTAGTTGATCTTTTGAGATATCTTCCGTCAAGTTGGCTCCACCTGGAATTATCATTTTGACTTGTTTATTTATTTTTGGGCCAGTTAGTTTTTGTACTAGTGCTTGTTGATGTGCAACGGAGGGGTTGTTTCCTAATTGGTTTATAGCGCTTTGCTTATCCATTCATGTGCCTCGCTTTTGAGTTTTTTAAGTTGAGTATTAGAGAGCTCATATTTAAGTTTAATTTCCTTCCAGGAAATTTCGTCGTGAACAATGGATAGAATTATTGAATATAATAATCTATTCTGAGAAAAAAGAAAATATAAATCTGAATTTATATATGTATCGGTTTGTATTTGAGTTATCGAGTAGGAGGTTGTCCTGTTGGTAGTATAATCACGCTTACAATACTGGCAGATTTTTCTAATAATTTTAAAAAGTCCATACTTAATTTCCCTAGCAATAAAATATAACAATTTGTATTCCTTGCTATAAGTTGAGTATACGACCGTTGCTTTATTTATATGAACTAGGAAGGATTCGATTAAATGGTCCTTAAAAGTTAAGTTGTTAAAAGTCAAATGCTCTTTATATACTTTTAGCTTCCATTTGAGTGGTGCTAAAGGTTTGGTATCTGATTTTAGTAATTTACATAATGTTACCAAATTTATATTGTTTTGATAATTATTTAAATTAAACTCCTCTTCCCAATCCACAAAGCATTTATTTAAAGATTGAAGACAGTATACAATGGCAGATGGCAAGTTACTTCTTTTGGCAAGAATATAATTTTTAACAAAAGTTGAGTATTCACCCGTTATGTATAATGAATTCTGCATTTATCCCTTTTCTACGAAAGCATTGAAGAAGTGAATCCAATCTTCTAGACGCATTGTGCATAAAATATCCGCCCTGTCATCTTTGGTTATAGCAACAGGAATCTTTCCATTTATAGAGGCGTCTTCAATAGCCTGCTTTAAAGCAGATTTTATATGACAACGCTTATGCCTTTTCGCCTCTATGTGTATTACTGGCATATCTACATCACTTACTTCGGACCCACCCATTCTGGATTGGCCTATACCTCGTTTTGCTTCGAAGATAGTATTGTCAGTAAAATATTTAGCTAGGTGTCGTTCAAATGTAGCACCTTTGATTCTCGCTCCACGTCCTCTAGAAGCCATGTCTAACTCGTTTCTATTTCATAGTCTAATTTGTTACTTTCAGTAACACTATCAATCAAATTGAATGACAGGGCTGTTTCTGAATTAAAATAATAATTGGTTTTTCCTTCGAAATTTTTTGTCCAAACTGTTTTCTTCAGTTTTGCTCTAGCTTTTATTATATCATCTGTAACTTTTTTACAATTGCTATAATAATCATTTAATTCGCTCATGCTTTGCATACTGTTTATCATAGAGTCTTCTACTACAGGTTGATGATAGTAAAATGTTGTGTCAGGGGAGGCGACTCTATAATCGGCTGCGCTTAAGATTAATAACCCTGCTGAAGCACATAGCCCCAAGGCATGCACTATTACAGGGCAGGCTAATTGTGTAATTACATTATGTATAGCCAACCCATCTGTAAGGGAACCCCCTTGCGTATTTAACATTATCGTAATTGGTTTTTCTGGCTCCAACTCTTCAAGATGCTTTAGCTGACTGATAATTAATAGTGCTGTATCTTTATTTACAATATTAAAGAAGGGGAGGGTTCTGGAATCTGGTCCAAAGTATTTTGGTTCGAAGCAGTTCCAAGATTCAAAATCGCTATTTAATAGTAACTGAGAAATGAGTTTTTGTTGAAGTTCATTCATAGACTAACCTTCATAAAATATTTTGTTTTTTAAATACTCAGGAGTAATCTTAGCATACTCCTTGTATGACAGTTCTAAAAAAGAGTAACTGCAATCAAGAAGTGCTGTCTTCTTTCTATTGTCACGATATTTAATATTATGAAAGTTTTTCTTTTGATTCCAGTAAGAATCTGTAGAGCCAAAAGATTGCATTTTATAATGTTGAATTCCATGAATTTCTATAACAATATTATATTCATCAATAAACCAGTCCACTGCGTCCTGAGGGAACGCATAGGAAGGGATAAGGTCTTTTACTAAGACTTCTTGGTAACATTGCAGCTGCTTGAAAAACGTATCTGTTGTGAAGATTTGTCTAATTAAATTGTGAAACTTTGACGCAGACTCATAGTGATAGAATTGATTTTTCCAGGAAGCTCTAGGCATCAAATTCATTCCCTATGATAATTTCCTTGTCCTTGTCAAAGCCGAGAACGCCTTGGTCAACAAGGAAGTTTAGTAGGTCTACCCACATGGCGTCATCTTCGATATGGGTGAATCGTCCCGTAGGGGTTATTTGTTCTAAGTATATTTTCCCTGTAGGTTCATGTAGCAACGCTACATATTCAGATAATGATCGTATGGCGGTTGCCATATGGATCCATGGTCCACCACCAAACAAATTGATAGGCAAATTGATTCTTGCTCTTGAAGCTAATTTAAAATCTCCATATTCAGGCATTTTTACATTCCTTCCGTTTTGAACAATCATAAATGTTGCAAAAAGGTTTTATTATTTTTAAGTCTTTATTTTTAATAAAATAGTTTAAAGCTATTTTAGCTTGATGCTTATCTTTTTCGCTTACTTTTTCTATAGTATATTTAGTGTATGGATAGTTTTTAGTATTTTTATTGCGAAATGATGCAGGTTTAATTGAAATGTTATGTAAGCGAACTGGTGCTTGAGAATATTTTCTCTTTGCATAAACATTGTTTAAAAAATTTAATTTAATAATATTAAAAAAATCAGAAGTACTATTATGTGAATCTAGTTTTGGATAAAAAGAAACCGCATGAATAAATGCCAATTGATTGTTCTGAACTAGCAGTAAGTCAAAATCCAATTTAATACTAAGGGAGTTGTATTTTACAATTGGCCTGTGGCTTGTCACTAGTGGCGTATATTTACTTATTGGAAATATTTGAAAGAAATCATTAACAGCTGATAGCGTCCAATTTATCAAATACTGTATATCGTCAGATGAATTTATATTTGGATAATACAATAAAATATTTTGTTTAATTATCGCTGTTAAGTTTTTATCAAAGTTGGATATTTCTCCTTTTAATATCTTTAAATAAAAATCTTTTAAAGTTTTATACAATACTTCTTGAGAAGAAGCATAGGTGTGTATCGACCCATTTAAATGAAAGAAGGCGGAGCAACTCAAAAAGGCTTTTATTTGAGATTCAGTATAAGCAGTATTAATAAAACACCTTAATAATAACGAAGGAGGCAACTCCAGTAATTAATGCTGAAGAAATTGAATATATAAATGTTTTATTTTTTTGATCTTCATAAAGTTGAGTTTTTAGTTTTATGCTTTGTTTAAGACTCTCGTTCTCTAAGTTGAGTTTTTTCCATCGTTGATTTGAATCTGCCTGACATTCAGTTAAGCTAGCTTGGCACTCTCGTTTTAAAAAGTCTAAATTCTCATTTAATGATTCTTCAAAAGAATCAAATTCGATTTTAAGTAATGCCATATCTGCTACTGGCAACAAATACCCTTCGTATGGAGCTTTATCTCCTGTAAAGAGGTAGGGGAATAAAAATTGGTGATGTCCTAGTTTTAGTTTAAAATCTAAAACATTAGTTTGCTGTGCAAAAGCGCCTTGAAATAGAAAAAGATTTATTAAAATTGATATAAGTATTTTTTTCATCTTGAGGCTCGACATACTTCACACTTTAGAGAAAGACAAGCTTCTCTGTACTTTTTGATTTTTGTTGCACAGAGTTCGTCTTGAGTAGCTATACACTTTTTTTGCACCTCAGAAATATCGGCCAACCTCCTATTACGAAGATCAGTTAGTTGAGCGTTTAAAATTTCAATTTGATTTAATTCATTCTTACACATCAAGCTTTTAGGCATTGGTTTGGGGGATAATTGATACCCACAGAAACCTCCAATGCAAATAAAGAGTAGAACTACTCCGATAACAATACGTAAATCCTTTATACTATCTAGAAGTTCATTTAAGTTCATTTAAATTTACCTTTCAAAGTTTCTTTGTTTTTGTCATATAACTTTTTTATATGCTGAGACAAGAAAATGGGCTGTAGTGAATAATCATTTTTATGCGCCTCATTGTACGAAATTATATCGTAGGTTGCCTTAGCATAATTTGTGTTTGCATCAGGTAGAATTAAATTTCTTTGTATTAACGCTTTGCGAACACGCTCTAAAGAATTTCCAATATAGTTACTACCTGCCTCTAGGTAATAGAAGGTTTTGTTTTCGTAGACATAGATGCCCATGATTTTTTTATCAGGCATTGAATTTCCTTTTAATATTTAATATTTTAGTGTCTTCATCAAAAGACCCCAACGCTTCGATGAGGACTGTTTTTATTTCTTTTGGGTCGACTTTTAAAATTTGACCAGGAGCTAAGGTTGAAGTGGTTGTTATGTTTAATTGTGAATCAAGTTCATACATTGTTGCCCAACCAGAAACAATATAAAAATATATCGTTTCTTCTGGTTTTAAACTTATATGAACTGATTTACTACTCAATATAACGCATTCTTCAACCTTAACACAAACGTCATCGAACAGTTCTTTTATTAAATGACTATGCATCAGAATATTCCTCAGCATTAATAACAAGTACTTTCTTTCCGTTACTAGAGACATAACCAGAATTCTTTAAGTCCCTGAATGTTTCAGCTTCAGATAAGGAATCACCAGTGTCAGAGACAGACAAGGATACTGTTTTCGGATCTAAATCTAAAATTAACTTATCTTTAAACCCGGATATCTTGTTTTTCGTAAAGTGTAAAAGTAGCCTTGGATATATGTTTCCTTCATCATCTTTCCAGAAAATTTCACAATGCTCCTTTCGATCATGCATATCATTGTATACATGGAATATAGCATTTGGTCGATACATCAATGCTCGAGCGTCAGCCAAATCATCATCAACTGGTAGCTTAAGTTTAGAGTGATCCATCGGCATGTTTTTCCTGTACTCTGCTGTAGCAATCATGCAAGCATGATATTTTATGGTTAAGTTTTTTTGCTGATTAGATATTGAAGTCATGCGACTCGACTGTTCAAGATTCATGAAGTCCATATAGTTGTGTGTATTATCGCAAATCATTAATATTTTACGGTCGGGGTGGCGATTACGGTAGTATCGAAGATTTCTCTCAAGTGTACTTAGCGTTGCTCCATCCTCACTGTCGATTATAACTAAACGTTCAGATTCAATTAAGGTTCTGAAAGACTCATTCGCTTTATTAAAAGCATGTGTAAATTCTGGAGGATAATCCTTTAGTGTGGATTTAGGCTGAACAACCATACCTATGGTGAGTGCAGGCCCATCTGGATATAACATTCTATAAATATTTGTTTTTATGCGAGGCTCAATCTGCTCATAACTATCATCGGTACTATGTATTATCACTGTTGTGTTTTCGTCAGAGAGTGCCACATCAGTGCCAATCATTAAACATGTTGCTGTCTTTCCTGAATTGGCTCTTCCTCCAACATACATTAAGGCGCCTGAAGACCATGACATTCCACCATTCATACTCTCAGCAAATATGTCAAAATAATTCATTTTAAATCCAGCTGCAGAAACATCGGCAGAGGCATTAGCCCTTAGTTCCTGTATCGCATCGAAACGATTAATTTGATAATTAATACCAATTGAGTCTGTTTTGAATTCTTTTTCAATTAACTCAAGCATTTGCTCATGAGAAGCCATGTGTGCTCGAATGTTGTTTGGATCTTGCTCTACCGCCCTCATATAAGCTTCTGCAG